AACAAGAATTAGATGATCTAGTGGATATGGACGAAGAAGACAAAGATAATATTCTTAGCTTCATCCAAGCAAGAAAAGACAAACTTCACTAGACTATCTCTCCTACCCCAAAATGCTTAATTTATTATACCATAGTTTGCACAAAATGTAAACCCCTAAAATGCATTTTTTTTAACTTTTTTTATTAATTTAATTGTTTACATATATTCTATTATATGATATAATGATTATATTGAAAGGAGTCCATAATGGCAAGAACTAAACGAGCTAGTATTCATTATGTCAATAACGCAGAATTTTCTAATAGTGTTGTAGAATATGTGAAAACTGTTATAGAAGCCAAGGACAAAGAACAACCGCTACCTATTGTACCAGATTATATTGCTCAGTGTTTCTTAAAGATCGCTGAAGGTTTATCTCATAAATCAAACTTTATTCGCTACACATATCGCGAAGAAATGGTAATGGACGCAGTTGAGAATTGTTTAAGAGCAGTTGAAAATTATAATATTGAAGCCGCTACACGTACAGGTAAGCCTAATGCATTTGCTTACTTTACACAAATTAGTTGGTATGCATTTCTAAGACGTATTGCAAAGGAGAAAAAGCAACAAGAAATTAAATATAAGTATCTCACATCATCTGGTGTAGAAGCATTTATGAGCCTAGACATGTCTGAAGAATTCAGTAAACTTGTTGCAGCTAACTATGTTGATATATTGAAAGATAGAATTGAAAAAGTTAAAGAAGCTGATCAAGTTGTCAAGGAACTTGTAAAGAAAGAAAAGCGTAAGAAACGTGAAATAAAAGTGGACTCAGACTTGAGTGAGTTTATAAAATGAAGATTGCGATATTAAATGACACTCATTGTGGTATTAGGAATAGCTCTGACATATTTCTCGATAATGCGGAGAAATTTTTCACAGATGTATTTTTTCCTCATCTTATGGAAAACGGTATTTCTCATATCGTTCACCTTGGTGATTATTTCGATAACAGGAAGTTTATTAATTTCCGTGCCCTTAATCGTAATCGTCAATTCTTTCTTGCAAAGTTAAGAGAATATAAAATTACTATGGATATTATCTGTGGTAACCATGATACATTCTTTAAGAATACTAATGAACTTAACAGTCTTAAAGAACTACTTGGTCACTATATGAATGAGATCCATATTATACATCAACCTACTGTAATGGATTATGATGGATTAAAAATGGCACTACTGCCATGGATATGTCCTGAGAATGAAAAAGAATCACTTGACTTTATAAGAAATTGTAAAGCAGATGTACTTGGTGGTCATTTAGAACTAGATGGTTTTGATATGATGAAAGGTATACCAAATACTCATGGTATGGATCCTAGTTTGTTTAGTAGATTTGAGTCAGTTTATTCTGGTCACTTTCATACTAAATCAACTCAAGGTAATATAACATATCTTGGTTCTCAATTAGAATTTACTTGGTCAGATGCTCATGATAACAAATACTTCCATATATTGGATACTAATACACGTGAGTTAACAGAAGTAAGAAATCCTCATACTATATTCCATCGTATTCATTATGATGATACTCAAATAAACTTTGACGATTATGATATAAAACAAGTTGATAATAAGTTTGTTAAAATTGTAGTTATAAACAAAACTGATCTATTTACTTTTGACCGATTTGTTGATAGAATACAAAATAGGCCAATTCACGAGTTGAAGATTGCTGAGAACTTTGCGGAGTTTCTTGGTGACGCTGTTGAAGATGAGGGTATTTCTGTTGAAGAAACTACAGAATTGCTTGATAGTTATATTGATAATGTTGAGACTGACCTCAGCAAAGATAGACTAAAATCTAATATGCGGGACCTATTTACTGAGGCTAATGCACTGGAAATAGCATGATCATTTTTAGAACACTACGTTATAAAAACCTATTATCGTCTGGTAATAATTGGACTAAGATTAACTTTACAGATACTAAATCAACTCTTGTTGTTGGTCATAATGGTGCTGGTAAATCTACAATGTTGGATGCTTTATCCTTTTCACTGTTTGGTAAACCACACCGTAATATTGGTAAACCACAATTGGTCAACTCTATTAATAAGAAAAATTGTATTGTTGAAGTAGAATTTACAATTGGTAAATCAAACTTTAAAGTTATTCGTGGTGCAAAACCTAACATCTTTGAGATATGGAAAGATGGTGTGATGGTAAATCAAGCATCTCATGCTAGGGAATACCAAAAGATACTAGAACAAAATATTCTAAAGTTAAATCATAAATCTTTCCATCAAATTATTGTACTTGGTTCATCATCTTTTATTCCGTTTATGCAATTAACATCTCAGCATAGACGTGATGTTATTGAAGACCTTCTGGATATTAATATCTTTTCTAAGATGAATTCTATTATAAAAGAAAAGAATGCAATAATTAAAGATAAGATAAGAGAAGTGACTTATGAGATTGATCTATTAAAAGAAAAGATTGATTTACAACGTAAGTATATTAGAGAAGTTGAAAATCTAAGTGGTGAGCAAATTAAAGATAAGGAAGATGAAGCTGTACTTGCTCAAGAAAGTATAGTTAACATCCAACTTACTAATGCTATATTATCAAAAGATGTATCTGAATTATCTAAGACACTTCAAGATGATCTTAAAACAGCTAATGATAAGAAAACATCATTACTTCATTATCAAGCTACATTTAATCAACAGATTAAGACTGTTGTTAAAGAAGCAAAATTCTTTGAAGAGAACGAAAGTTGTCCTACTTGTGAACAAGATATTGATAATGATCTAAGAACATCTAAACTTGAATTGGCTAAAGGTAAGGCTAGTGAACTTAATACTGCATTATCAAAAGCTAATGATCAAGCTACGGAAGTTGAAGAAACTCTTTCAAACCTTAGTGATATTACTAAGAAGGTTGCTGATAAGCAAAATGATATCAATAATAATAATAAAGAGATTGGCAGACTACAAACAACTATCACTAATCTATCTAAAGCCATTGATAACATCCGTGGCAAAGATGGTGATATTTCTATTGAGAAAGATAAACTACAAGAATTAAATGATACACGTGAAGCTTCCTTTGAGAGCCGCCTAGTATCAAATGAAACTCTTTCATATAATATTGCTATGAGTGAGATGCTTAAAGATACTGGAATTAAAACTAAAATTATTAAACAGTATCTACCTGTAATGAATAAACTAGTAAATCAATATCTACAAACACTAGACTTCTTTGTTCATTTTAACTTGGATGAAAACTTCCAAGAAACTATACGTTCAAGACATCGTGATGAATTCTCATACGATTCATTCTCTGAAGGTGAGAAACAACGTATTGACTTGGCTTTACTCTTTACTTGGCGTATGATTGCTAAGATGAAGAATTCTGTAGCCACAAATCTATTGATCTTAGATGAGACTTTTGACTCAAGCTTAGATCATGAGGGTGTAGACAATCTAATGAAGATTATATACACACTCGGTGAAGAAACCAATGTCTTTGTTATTTCACATAAAGGTGAGATCCTAGACGGAAAGTTTGAGAGGAAAATTGAATTCTTTAAAGAAAAAAACTTTAGTAAAATTAAATAAAATGCTTTACTTTTCCTTAAAATTAAACTATAATAACTATATTATAACATGGAGCCATTATTATGGAATTATCTGAAAACACACTATCCATCCTTAAAAACTATGCTGGTATTAATTCCAACATTGTGATTGAAGCTGGTAATACTATTAAGACTATATCTGAAGCAAAGAATGTTATGTCTACTGCAGCTATTCGTGAAGATTTTCCGCAAGGCTTTGGCATATATGATCTGAATGAATTTCTAGGTGTACTATCACTTGTTGATACACCTAACTTAAATTTCTCAGATGACTTTGTAACAGTAAGTGATTCGTCTGGTCGCAGTAAAGTAAAATACTTTTACTCAGATCCTGATATGTTAACTAAACCTGGCAAAGATGTAAAAATGCCAGATGCTGATGTTAACTTTGCCTTAGATGCAGATACCCTTGGTCGTATCAAACGTGCTGCAAGTACGCTAGGTCATACTGACGTATCTATTACTGGTAAAGATGGTGTTTTAAGTTTATCAATTATTGATAGTAAGAATGCAACTTG